ATTCTAGGATTTGCGTTAAAACTATTTGCTTTGGCTCGTGCACTTCTGTCACCCCGTACTCACATGCTGTTATTGTGTCGCCCTTGAACGCTTCCGTCTTTGTCTCTGTCTCTAGCGGCATTAATTGCTTCCATGTTGCGCACGTCTTTGGTACAAGGAATAAAGCATAACTTGCTGGTACAACGTCGGAGGTAATAATGTTGACCCCTGCCGGGTTTCCTATTTGTCCGTTGAATGCTTGCTGGCCTGATGTTGTCGCTTGCGCGCCCTTCTCGTAAATGTAATGCAAAACGTACGGCTCTGCGTCTGGGTTGATAACTATCGCAAAATTGCTCGCGTTGTCGTAGTACCCCTTAACTTGCGCCTTCATGAACGCCAAGTCTTTAATAATAGCCGCGCTTGTCTCGTCCCAGTATCCTCCGTAAAGGCTACCCGATTGAATGCCCCCGTCTGTGGACATGACTGTGTAAATCTCTGTGTCTACTGACTTCGCTACTCCTTCCGCTATTCTTAGGATTGTTCTGTTACGCATATCAATATTACCGGCTATGATGTCCTCGTGGTCAATCTCGGAGGAAAGGCCATACTTCTCTATCCTTGACGCTACTTGTTCCCAGCTCAAAACAGCGTTCGGGAAATCCGCGCCCCTTGGTATCCCTTTGATTGCGTTACCGCTCTCGCCTTCCGGGACGTCGGTTTGTTCCCTGAAGAAATAATTTTTCCATGCGCCCGAACTAACGACGGACACTAATTGTTTAAACTTGTAAGAATAATTAGCGATTTGCTTTATTGCTGTATCGTAAGCGGTTGCTCTTAACTCGTCTTCGCCGGGTTCGCTGTAAACCATTATTTTTTACTCTCCTTTGGTTTCTTTTTAACTTCTTTCTCTGCCATTTCTGCCGCTCTCGCCTGTGCGGCTGCTTTATCAAGGTCGCCTTCCCTTGGGTTCATGGTAACACCTCGACGTTTATTGTTTCACCATCGCTCGCTGTCTCGTTAGCTACCCCGACTATTCTAGAAATGCTCGCCGTCATGTCAGAGTCCAATGCCTGCATTACGTAATTACCCGGCGCTGCGGTCTTAACGTAAGCCCCTAGCGTAATCGAGCCGCTCGCCACTAGCTCGTAAATACCGCCCTTGTCCGCGGTAATGTTTGTCTCAGTATTAAATGATGAATCGGTGGAATTGTTAACGTCCGCGTGCGCAAAGCCTTTGAATATGTCGCCTGTGCCTGTTGACGCGGAGACTGTTTGGTCGCCCGATAATTTTAAGAATGTGCCCTTTACTATTGCCGTGCTTGTCGCACAGGTGTACCTTTTAGAAGTTTGAACTTTTGTATCACGTAGTACCGCCTCTCTTGCCATGCAATTCGTTAAAGTGAATAACTATTTAAATCTTTCTAAAATTTGCCTTCCTTCCATAATTGGTAGATTTTGACAAAAATCCCCAAAGTTGCCAAGATGTCTAGGTATAATATTTCAAAATTCATAACATTTCCTGAGTGTAATCGCCCATTTCTCCGATTTTGTCGTCCTTGATTCCTATACAGTGCACGCCAATCCCCGGAATGATACAATTAGCCCCACCCCTCTCGAACTCTTCCGTTGAGAATGACGGCGGTATTTTTTTCGCTTCTTCTAGTACTTTCTTTGGTATTTTTTTCGCGCCAAATATTTTCCTTAAACAAAAATGCCGACTGTGTAACCCAATAGTGCCAAAGCCATACGGCGGGTTTTTGTCTATACCAAAAAAGCTGCACACTTCCGCGAGTGCTTCCTTCGGGAAAACGTACTCGTAAGCCCCGAGGACTGACGGCCTTAAATTGCCTTGCACGAGTATTGTTTCAATCTCCTTAGTTTTATTATTGAGCTTCCTAAACTTCCAGTAAGCGCTTTGCGCGTGGGCTTTCCATAATTCTACTTGTTCAAATTTCCCCCTAACGTATAAATACAAGTGCATTTTATTTCTTCTTAATCTTTTTTAGTTCTTTGTTAATCTTTTTCTCAAAGCGTTTAACGAACGCCTTTTTGTAGTGTTTGTTAAGCTCTTCGTAATCCTTCTTACTCCTAACCCGAACGTGCCTCTTGTAGCCGTCGAGAAAGCCAGCCTTATACATCTCTATCAACGCGTTCGCGGAGTCGACTATGTCTTTAATGTCCTCTTTCATTTTTACTTGAAAGCCCCGACAATCTCGTCAGAAATCTTTTGCGCTTTTTGTTGTTTTTGTTGTTCCGGCGTTGGGGCTTCGACGTGTGTTCCAGTCCCGCTTAACATCTTGTTTGCTTCAAGACGTTCCTTCCTTTCCAAGATTTCTTTTTCTTCCTTTGTGACCGCTTCACGCCTTTTAACAAGTTCCAAAGCCTTATCATAGTCCGACACAGGCTCTCCATTTGCTTCGTTATTGCTCTCAATATTCTGAGGGCTTTCTGTTCCGCTTGTGTCAGTCGTACTTGTTTGTTCATTTTCCATACATTTTATAGGTTTTTATTCTTTATAAATTTTTCTAAGACCGCCGTGTTTCTGTCCAATGCCTTGGTTATCTTTGTTAGGATTATTTGTCTGTCGTATATTAGGTACAAGATGAAAATCCCGGCCACGCCGTACTGTAATAATTGTTCTTCAATCATGCCCCTCTCCTGTTCGCCAGTTCTAAAAACTCGTATTCCGGGTTTTGTGTTAATAAGGCGCTCTGCATTTCGTTAACAAGGAAATCACGCTCTCCACCTTCCGAATAGAATGCGTCGAACTCCGCCAAGTCCGGGACTGCGTCGCTGAACTTTAAAACGTCCGCCTGTGTGTCGAGTTTCATCTGCGAATGCGATTGCTGGATTAAAGATAGTTGCCTCTTGAACTGTGCCAAATAAAATGCCCTGTTAGCCGGGTCGGTCTTCGCTAAAGTAACCCAGTCCTGTAATGTTTGCTTACCTTCGTCAAGTACCCTCTTCTGCGCGTTAATATTGTCCGTTCGTTGCCCTTTCATGTTCGACAGCATACCCGACGAAATGCCGGTCACGAAACCCGACGCCGCCCCAATAATAGCCCCGCCAGCCGTCCCGACCCCCGGTAGAATAGGAGTGCCACCCAACGCCCCAATACCAGCGCCAGTAACCGCGAGACCCAACGCTCTCGGGATACTGTTACGGACTCCCTCGGTTGCTGCTTGAACGTAATCTATTTCTGTCGGCTCTGTTGTTGGTAATTGTTGAATATTTTGGGCTTGTTGCGCAAAGATTAATGCCCTTTGTCTTTCTTCCGCGAGACGTTGCTGTGTGCCGACGGGGACTGTACCCAGTGGCCTTTCCTTTTTTTGTTGTTCCGCCTCGACGACGTTTTGTACATCGTCCGGGGTTAGGCCTAGGAATGTTCTGCCGCCCGGTAAAGCAACACCGGAGGCTCTGCCCGTCTCCGGGTTAGTGAAAGTTTCCGGGACTTTAATGTCCTCCTTGACTGGCTCTACCTCTTTCGGGATTCTAATGCACGTCTTGGTTTTTTCGTCCCATACACCGCCAGAACTCTCGCATTTTTCTTTCTCTGTTAAGTCGCTTGGAGTGAACGGTTTTGACTGCTCTGTCCCCTGTTGCGGGAAGGTTGGTTTTTGTACGCTGAATACCATTACTCCCTAGTCATGGACGCCTCCACGTCGTTCGGCTGGATTGCTACTTGGCCGGTGTTCTTGCTTTCGTCTAAAGCGGGCATCATGCCCCCCAAACTAGGCGGACGATTGAATTTAATTTTGATTCCTGCTTGATTCCAAAGGTCTTGCTCGAGGTCTCTTTGCTCTTTAGCGTAAACTGGCTCGAAGATAACGTGCCCCATCTTGCCGCCCACCTCGCTTGTTCCGTCGCTTGTAGCGATTGCTCTCGGCACGCCGCCTGTTTGGTAGTTCAAGTTTTCTAAATATTGTAGCCAGTTTTGTCTGTCCTCTGAGCTCTTGCTCGGGTACGGTAAGATTTCTGCGGTGTCCTCCGGGATTCCGACCATCTCGCCGTTCTTGACGGCGTTCTCTATTTGACTGTTAGCAAAACTAATCTTGCCAGCGTTGTTGGTCTTATACTTTACAATCCCTAAAGCCTTGTCCCTGTGCTTGATTGTTCTCTCGTCGTCGTTTGCTTCTAGTAACGCGTCGATTATTTTCTTGTTTGCTTCTATTAAACTAGTCCCGTGGGTTTGGTCGCCGATACGTTTATTATGCGAGTGGATTATGTTGGTCGTTTTCTTCCTTTTCCAGCCCTTCCCGTCCCAAATCTCGTAGCGTATTATTCTTGTGCCGAGTATGACGACCTTGACACGCTCCGGCGAGACGTTGATTAAGTTAATAATCTTCTTCGATAATGGTACTTTGCTTCTTATGATTTCTATGAACGCGTCACCGCACGCCAGTTTTACTACTTCGTGATTCCAGATTACTGTGTCGAACGTGTCCTTGCCCATGCCTGTCACGTGTTCGAGTGTTACCTTTTGTTGGTTGTCCTCGCACTCCCAGCCCCTACCGACAGACCAAGTGGCCAAACTATTAATAGGGCTAGATACCTGCGGGTGGTTCAAATAGTAACCGAAATGTTGAGGGGCTTTCGGGAAATAGACGTAAGTTTCGCCGCTGGCGTTACTCGTGTCTAGGTTTTTGCTTTCTACTATGAAGTTCGGCACGTTGTCCGTGAAGTTCGTTGTTGTTGCTTGTGAAATGTTGCCGGCCGCCATTTATAACCTCTGTTTGAACGGCATTGAAATTCTAAAAATAGAAGTGTCGCCTCCGTCGTCGGGATTTATATATTCGTCAGTGTCAAGCCTGCCTGCCGGGTCAAGGCCAAAGCCCTTCTTTAAGTCCTCTGTCCCGCCGCTACTCCAACCATAAACCGCCACCTTCGCCCTTAGCATGTCGCCGATTTTGAACTTTATCGCGGAGACTTCACAGTTAAGACAGTTGACCTTGTTATCGAACTCGTTAGCCCCGCCGCTTATAGTGGTCGCGGTAGTGCACGCGTTGCCTAGTAATGTCTCGGTAGTGCCGTCGTAGTGGTAGACGGACACAATACAATAGCATCGCCCTTGGTATTGGTCAGATTGTGAATAGTTGGTAATGTTGATGTACATCGTGCCCTCTGCGTCTTGGGGTGTCTTGAACGGCGAACTTGTGAAGGTGTAAGTTTCGAGTAATGTGGCGCTCGTGTCGTTGTTGGTGTCTATTGTCCATTTTGAGTGCGAGTATATCCCGGAATTATCGGAAATTAAGTACTCTTCCGTTGTGTTGTCGACAGCCGAAAAACAGTAAAAGTCGACATAGCCGAGCCCGGACGCGATGTCAGTCCAGTCATAAGAAACAATAGCGTTCGATGAAAGTAGCGGGATTGTTTTCGGTAGCTCCGCCATGGTTTACGCCTCCCGAACAAAGATTTGTCCCTTGTCCGTTTCTCTTAATAGTTTAATGCAGTCATAATAGCACGTGTACAGTATGTTAACCATCGTGGTGGCCTCGTTCAAAGTGGAAAAGCCGCTCATGTCGTAATTAATCACGTAAATCGCGGCTAAGTTGCTAGCGGCTTCGCTCAAAATCTTTTTAACGTCGTCGTTTAAGTCGTCGTAAACGTCACTCCAATTATACTCGCTCTCGGTGTTGATTCTGCTCTCCGCCTGCGCAATGAAGCGGTTAGTGTATGCTTCTACGTTAGAGGTAGCGCTAGCGTTCGCGCCGGCCTTGTCCTGTATCTCTTGGGTTGTCGCGAAGATTCCGCTGTCGGTCATTATGATGAACCCCTATTGTTTAACATTTTGATTGCTAAGACTAATTCCTTTAAAACTGTTACCAAGGCGGCGTCTTTCTCTTCCAGCTCGAACTCGGTTTTGTTAACCTTCACCTTTTTCATACCCTAATACTATACACCACTGGATTTAAATGTTTCCATTTTACGCACCACGCGGCACGAACGAGACCCTCCGCTATATGCGTGTAATTTCCGAATATTTTGAGGTGGCGTGTGCCCAAACTGTCGTTAGTGTAAGCAAATTGTACGGATTTTAAGGATTGAAACACGTTCTCGTCGTCGAGTAGTTGAATTTTGCCGGTCTCCATTAGCATTTTTAAGTTACTATAAAGTAGTGTCTTTTGTAGCTTCCTTGTGTGGCCGTCCTTGTCCATTATTTGCTTACTGTTGTAAATGGCGACTGTCTCGGACTTGGTCTCGTCGTCGTCCATTAGCCAGTCGAAGACCCCGACACCGATTCCTTCCGCGTCGATGAAGATTTTGGTGAACTCGTAAAGCCTGTGTAGTTCTTTGATGTGCTTGAAGGTGTCCGGTAGTTTGGTCTTGGTCGTGATTTGGTTCTCGATGTGGATTAGTTTGTCGCCGTCCATGCGGATTATTTGGAAGCTGCTCTCGTCCTCGCCCATCCTAGCGACGTCGATGCCGATGAAGTTCTCGCCGTTGTCGTGGCGGGAGGGTCTTGTTATGGTGTTCGGGCGTTGGAGTGTCATGCAGCTCCTTATTAATTCGTCGTCGAACCACTGGCGTAGGTCGTCAAGGAACTCGCCCAAGTACTCCTGCCTGTACTCCATGTCGCTTAGGATTGATTTTTGGTTTTTGAGGAATTTTAAGGCCTTGTCGCGCTTTTCTTGTGTCCAGTTGTTAGTGATTTTACGCTTTTGTAATACTTCTTCGCTGGAAATGTTGAATACTTGCCATTTGTTTTCGAAGTTCTCCCAACATTTATAAAAGAAGTTCTTTTGGTTAGTGTTGCCTATGAACTTGCCCCTAGGGGTCGAACTCATCCAAATTTGGCCGGCGGTGGTCATTAAAGTCGGCATTGCGGCCTTCCACATTAATTCGGGCATTCCGCTGGCCTCGTCAATGTACAATACATCACCAGTGAAGCCACGGACGGCGTCGCCAGTATTACCAACCGGGCGGCTTATTACCCTTGAATTATTGGTCAGCCAAACTCGGCTCTTGGTGGGCTTGTGCTTGCCCTTCTTTATTAATTTCTTGTGGTTGCTCTCTAAATAGTCGAGTATCATCACGATTATTAACTGGGCTTGGTCTTCCGTTAAGCTAACTACTATGACCTGAGTCGCTGGGTTGTCTAGCATGAAGTTGGCGATTTTGTGAGCAAAAGTGGTGGTCTTGCCAACCTGACGGCCGGTGTTGGCCAATATGTCGCCCTTCGCGGAGAGAATCTCCTTTTGCCATTTGTCGTATTCGATTTCCATTATAAATTATATTCAAATTTTATGCTTTCGTCCTCTGCTAAATCAAGTAAGCGGTTTGAAGCAAGTTTCCATAAGTCGTAATTAGTGCGCATTAGCCAGTCAGAGAACCAAATTGGATTCTTGTGGGCTGACCATTTCCCGAGAGTGTGGTGGCTCGGGCATAAGGCAATACCATTGTTAACATCGTAACGGAAAGCCTTGAACTCGCTGGGGATTATGTGGTGGCAGTTCAACATATTAGTAGCCCCACAGACGGCGCACTTGTTGCCGAACTCTGCAATGACCTCTTTACGCCATTCCTTGTGCTCTTTATTATAGCGCCTCTTCATTCTCAAAACAAGAGCAATTACTATTTAACGTTTTCTAAAAAAAAATTTCTACGGGA